TTAAAAGTAAATGCAACAAAGACGCTCTTACCTCCTCTGACACATATTCAGTCATCTTTAACGAATCCCCTTTTGGAGAAGTGTCAAAAGGAAAATCAACCCCATATGTAAAACCTTCAGCCATTAAACTTTGTTTGTATATAAATATGTCTTTTTTTATAAATTTGTAAACTAATTTAATTTATTGTATATTTATATAAAAAAAATTATGAGAACAGTAAGATTAACAGAAGCTGGTTTAAATAAACTAGTTAAAAGAATTGTTGAAGATAAAGGAAGTGAAGGTCATTTTATGGACTACCATAAAGAAGGTAAAGCAAAAACTGGCAAAAAAGCACTATCTATGATTAAAAAAATCACAGATAAACTTTCAACAATGAAAGATAAATTTGATAATAGTAATTTTGCATTTAGTGAAGCTGATGTAAAAAAACTTGAACGTATTTATGACACATTGAGTGGAAAATAAAAAAAATAAAAACCCCCAAATCTAAATTAATAGACTGGGGGTTTTTTATTTAACAAATTGTATAAAATCTAAGATTCACAACTCACACACTCATTAATATTTCTTGCAAATGATTGCGCTGAACTCTGGCTAAACTGATAGTAAAGCGTCTTAACCCCCTCTTCATGTGCATATAGATATAATTGATTAATATCCTTTGCTGGAACTGATGGGTGTATCATCAAATTTAATGACTGTGATTGGTCAATAAATTTTTGCCTCTGTGCTGCTTGTAATATCAATTCTTTTGGTGATATTTCAATAAATGATTTAAACACCTCTTTTGTGGGGAAATCCAAATGCTGAACTGAACCATCTTTCTTCAAAATGCTCTCCCAGGTTTCTGGCGTATTTAAACCATACTTATCCAATTCAATCTCCAAAAATGGATTCTTATAAATTGTTTTTGATTTTGCCAAATCTTTAATAAAATAATTTGATTTGATTGGCTCAATACCCATACTTACTTGCCCTAGAATAAAGGAACTTGACTTGGTTGGGGCAATAGCAATTAATGTTGTGTTGGCATATCCCTCTCTTAAACATTTATATCCCTTCTCTTCATATAAATATTTTGAAGCTAATTCAGATTTTTCTTTAATTGTTTTAAATATTTGATGATTTAATTGCTTTGCCATCAAAGATTCAAATTGAATTAATTTAGATTGGAATAATGAATGGTAACCCAAAACCCCCAAACCAATTGCTCTGTGTTGTGATGCAAATCTATTAGCCCTTTTCATACCAGCCATTTTACCTGACTTCAATATAAATTCATCCATAACTGCATTTAAGAACATAGTATAAACCTCAATTGCATCAGTCTCAATTATCTCATCCCAATGAAGTAAATTCAATGAACCCAAACAACAAACAAATGAATTTAATGAATCTGTTGGTAATTGAATTTCACTGCATAAATTTGAAGCAGTTATCTCCATACCTAACTCTTTGTAGGGGGAATTGTTATTTGAGTTATCCTTAAACATAATATATGGAAAACCAAATTCATTACGCCTTTGAATAATTTTTGCCCATACCTTTCTCTTGCTTGGGTCTCCCCCCTTCATATCATTAATCCAATTATCTGTAACAGTAACACCATATTGTAAATTCTGGATTGGATTACCTTCTGTTCCAATATCAAGAAACTCCATAATATCCTCATGTTCAACTGGCAACCAAACTGCACATGCACCCCTTCTTGCCTCTGATTGTTTACAAACGTCAACTACTGTGTCATACACCCTTGCATAATGAACTGGTCCATCTGCTGTGCCACCTGTTGATATTTTAGTTCCCCTTGCTCTAATATTACCCAAATAAGCACTTGTTCCACCACCATATTTTGACATCATACCAATCTCTCTTCCAGCATTTAAAATGCTATCTAATGTGTCATCAATATTGGATCCATAGCAGGATATGGGCAATCCCTTTTCTTTACCAAAATTAATCCATACAGGGGTAGAAAGGCTATAAAAACCCCTTGCCATATATTCCTCAAACTTAACAGCAAACCCATCAATTTTTAAATACCCCTCTGCTTTATTAGCAATATCTTTAATCCTTTGCTCGGGGGTTTCGTTTATATACCCCCTTGATAAGAAAGTTCTACTCTCCTTATTTAACCAATAATATTTTTCTTTATTCATTTTTTTTGTTTTTTAAAATAAATCATCTTCTGTTATGCTCTTGCTTTTTTTATTGTAATCCGTACTTTTCTTATAAAAGAAATCCCCCTCCTTTGTTGATAAAATCTCCACATCAAACCATAATGTCTTCTCAATCTCTGTAAAATCAACCTCAAATACTGGCTTCATTCCAATTCTATTTAATGAATTGTTAAATCTATTCTGAATGAAATGTTTAATTGTATCTTTTGATAAGAAACTTAACTCTCCATGCTCAAATATCCAATCCAATATTCCACATTCAGCAGCATATGCTTTATGGCAAGCAGAAACAATCAGTTGCTCAAATTCGTCATCAAACCATTCTGGATTTTCTTCCTTAATAATATTGATAAGTTCTGATCCAAAATTGCCATGAATTTCTTCTTCCTTTGAAGTTGCCTCAACCACATTTGAAATACCCTTGAATAAATTCTTCTCCTTGTTAAAGGACATCATAATCAAGAACTGGCTAAATAAACTCACATGTTCAATAAACAATGAAAATAATAATACAGACTTTGTGTACATTTTATTCTCCTTACTCCTTGTTCCATCCAAATATTTTGATAGATAACTAATTCTATTCTTTATGGCAGGAATTTCAATAACTGTCTGAAACTCATTTTCCAACCCAAGAATTCTTAATAATTGCGCATAAGCATCCTTATGTCTTACTTCCGAGTTTCCTGATATTAAAACTTTATCATTATATCTGGTTACAATACACCCACTTGGAACTGTGACACAATAAATATTACCATCATAATCCTCAATAGTTGGTTTATCAGTTATAGAAGAAAAGGTGTTAGCATTTACAAAACTAATAGTATAAACATCTTTATAAGAATCTTTCCTATTATCCGTATAACTATTCATATTAGTTCTATACCCTGCTAAAAAACCTATTGCTTGAACCTTATCAGCACATAATTTATTGGTGGTAGAATACTTTATAAGACAATTCTTGGCATTACCCTTTCCTTCTAATTTATAACCATCCCACTCAGCCAACTCCTGAATAAAATTATTACACCACTTTTCAGACTTATCTGATAAATCAACCCAATCAAATTGTTTAAGATTATAATCAATTGGGAAATCTATTTCATACTTTACATATTCAGGTCTTGAATCATTATACTCTCTATAAGTTAATCCAGACTCTAAAATAAGGGTTTTAAGTCTAATTTTTTTCCTTTCTTTTTTAACCCCAATTTCATATGTATTAGTATTTGAATCTGAACCCCTTCTTACTTTCTCACCATTTTTATCCCAGAATCTAGCAGATCCATCAGCTTGAATGGCAATTCTTAATCTTTCAATGGTTGTTAAATCATCAACACCCTCATTAACAAATTTTCCAGAAAAAGGTAGTTTCATATCACTACTAAAAGCATTAATATCTTTAATAGCCTTTTTTATAATATTACCACTCCTAGTTTTGTAATAAATGTTATGGTTGGGGGTAAGTAATGCACTATAAGTTTGGTTCTCAATCCTATGCATTTTTCCCTTGTAAGGTTCATTTATAATATTACTAGGTAAAACAGATGTCATTGTATTTGTATCCAAGTCATATTGAATAACTTCCGTATTAGTATCAATATCTTTAAAGTTAACCCAGCCTTTTGGTGTTAATATTTCTGTACCTTCACCATGACACTCGGCAAATGTCATACCAACATCACCAATTTCAGTTATGGGCATTCTCTTATATAAGTCAGCCCAGAATGTTTTGACATTCACCTCAATTTGTGCAATTGCCAACATTGTTCTTTTAATAACCTCACGTTCCTCATAACTTATTTTTGTCCGATAATCATCAATGTCGGTTGTGAAATTGAATTCATCATGTATCCAGTATGAGTGTCTAATTGCATTCTTATAAGCTAATAAAGATGGATATTCATAAGGCAAAATATTCACTCTTTTTTCAAAAATATTCTTTTTCATTTTTCTATTATTAGGTTAAGATAAATATAAAAACAAAAAATAAAAGTATCATTTTTTGAGTATAAAATATCTTTATCATAAAAAATTATCACTCTTCTTAGCCAGCAATTCTTTGATTCTTTCTTTCTTTTTCTCAACTTGCTGTTCTTCAAACCCTAAGAATGTTGCCGTGGTATCCGTATCAATTTCAAGCATCTCATTATCAAATTTGCAATTCTCAAATACAATACCATCTTTACCAATTCTTGATTTAGTTATTGCAACAGTTGCTAGGTTCATCTCTTTTTGTTGTAAACTCTTTGCTATACTAATGATAACATGACCTACTTGTGCTTTCTTTATAGAACCCCCCATCTGGTCATTAGTTACAACATTAGAAGAAATTGAGGCCCTATTTCCTTGAGTACCAAGCCATCCAGCAATATTCAGTTCATGGCACATAGCCTCAAAATGACGTATAACCGAACCTTCATTTTTCCAATCATCATTACCTTGTCTATCGGGTACAACGCAATCAATATAATCCAGTACAACCAAGTCAAGTTTTATCCCATCAGCAATTACCTTTCTAATTTGATTCTTAATCTGATTCATAGTTAAAGTATCAGATGGTAATTTCTTTAGAATTAACTTATTAGTATGATTTTCTTTTATTTTATTAACCGTATCATAAACTATATCCTTATGATTTGGTAACTCATCTGGGGATATCTTAGTCCAAAGAGTTAAATGCTTTCTTTGTATAATCTTGGGGTTATCCTCAAAGAATATATGCAAAACATTATAGTTGTTATTGAAAGCCGTGTTTGCAACCAAAGTCAATAGAGTCGATTTGCCGATGCCTGGGCCTGCGAATATAATACCAACCTCCCCTTTGGCTAAACCCCCCTTTAAGAGAACGTCTATGCCCTTAATGCCCATTGGTATGGGGTGTCTATAATCCTCATCAAGAACATCAACCAAATCATTAAATACCTCAAACCCATTGGACTCTTTAACCCCTACTTGGAGGGCGTATCTTAATAATTCTTCTAACTGGTCATAAGATTCAAAATCGCCTTCATTGATAACTTTCTGTGCTTTCTCTAACACAATCTTAACCTCTTCTTGTTTGCAGAATTTTAAAGCCTTGTCTTGAACTATCTCAACACCATCAAGAGGCGCATTTCTTACTTTTGTAATAGTATCAATTACAATCTTTAATGCTAACTCTTGACTAATTTCAGATTTTGCAACAACTTCCAAAGTATCGAAGTTGGGGGAAGTTTCGTATTTTGAATAGTATTCTTTAATCATTTGTATGATTAACTTGAAATATTTATTATCAAAATAGGTAACTTTTATAAAATCAATTATTGCTCTGGCAAATTCTTTATCCAAAATTATTTGGTTAATTAATTGCAACTGGAACGTTTGTCCCAAGTAATCAAAATTTTTGGACATTTAAAATGATTTATTAGTTAGATAATAAATTTTTCTCTAAATACTCGTGGGTTAGATTAGGGCTAACTAACACCGATGTTAATTCTTTTAAATAATCTTTAATGAAAGGTCTAACATCAACTGTATATCTAACTTTTGGCGGATACAATTTACCATCAATAATTCTATGGGAAACTAGTTGGTCTGCTATCTTAATATAAATATTAAAATGTTCAACACCATCTGTTGAAGATGTATTCATAACATCTGGATCCATTGTAATAGTTGTTTGGTTTTCAGTCAAATACTGAACTGCTTTAGTTTTCAAAAACCAAGATAATTCTTCAGCAAAATACCTTACAGATTCATATAACTCATAGGATTTCTTAACATTAGGATTAATGTTTTTTACATTCAAAAATCTTTGCACAATAATGTTCTCATTAAGCGTAAGTAAGAATTCAACTTTTGTTACATCAGTTTGTTTCATCGTTTTTTTGTTTTAATTATTAATTTTTTTTCTCTTTTCTACTCAATTTCATAAATGGTCTAATAAAATCAACCCAAGCATCATCCTTCTTTGGAAGGAATTTAAAGAACCCATCTTCATTCATTAACTTCAATAAGTTCTTATAACTTCTATCAGTTGGGTCTAACTTATCATTGCAGATTTCATTAACCATTTCTT